AAATAGATTCCTCCTTGTTCTATCTTATCTATCAATAATTCTTTAAGATCTCTTTTCTTCTCATTATTTTCTAAAATCATATTAAATATACCTAAGTCTGATGTAAAAAATATATATTCAATATCATTCTCTTGTCCTATTCTTTTTATCCTACTTATAGCTTGTTCTGTTTTTGAATAATCAAAAGTGATACTAGCAAAAGCTACCTTATTACAAAATTGTAGATTAAGTCCATAAGCTCCAGTTCCTAATGTCATCACTAATGCCTTATTATCATTTTTAAACTTATCAAGAATAACAGCACGCTCTTTTAATGGTGTAGCTCCTGTAATTAAATAACAGTTCAATTCATTAGCTATATTCTCTGCTTCTTCTACGAATGTACAAAAGACTATTATTTGACCTTGATTTTTAATATAATATGCTATTTCTTCGTGTCTTTTTTTATCATTAAAACAAGACAATGCTAGATTTTGAAATTGCTCTATTATACTTTCTCCCTTTCCTAGAGAATTAAGAAGAGTTTGTTTTTTTATGTTGTAATCATCTCTATTATCATTACTAGCAATTATTCTTATATACTGTGTTGTTTCATCCTTATCAAAGTTAAAATCACATTCATATATATATGGAGCTATTAAATGATGTAGAAACTCTATATTAACATCAGACAGTTTGTAAAATTCTCTAGGACGTTGTCCAGCTTTCTTATATGATATTTTCTTAAAGAATACATTTAGAAATTCTTGCTTACTCATATTGATTATTTTATAGCTCAAGAAATTCATCTGATTGTAAATATCCCATTCATTTTTAGTTAAGGGAGTACCATTTAATATTAATCTATACTCGCTTTCTTTTGCGATACTCATTAACCTTTTATAGCGTTTTGTATCATCGTTTTTAATAAATATACTTTCATCTGCTACAATAAATACTTTCTTGCCTTCAATAGCATTTAAAAGCTCTATATACGTTTTATCACTACTTGATAAGGTTTCATATCCAGTAATGATATACTGCCTGTTAAATTGCCATTTAATAAGCTCTTGTTGTAGATTATCTTTAGTTGAGCAAGGTGTAAAAAACAATACTAAGTCACTATCTGTAGTTTTTATTAATTCTATCGCTACTCTTGTTTTCCCAGTGCCTTGTTTCATAAATAAAGCACCTACTTTTAATCTTTTAAATTTATCAAATGCCCATTGTTGAGTTTCGGTTAACATCATCTCTCTAGCTCCTTAATTATTTCTACTTTTCTATTAACTTTAACAGGCTCTGCTATTTCTAAAAAACTAGTGTCATCAGATTCAGTAAGTTGTCTGAACTCTCCAGCTAAACCATCTCCAGTAAACTCAATACTGTCTAGTTTTCTACCTCTCTTATCAGTTTTAAAAACTTTAAACACAAAATCATCTGTGTAGCTTAATGTTAGAAAATATCCGTTGCCTTTTCTCATTTCTCTTACTAGTTTTGCTGGATGCCAAAATTTATAACCTTTGTAATTAGAACGGTTTGGCAGTTTGATTAAAACTGCCGCCCCTGTATCGTATTCTATGTTTTGTTTGTTAAATTGAATTGTTTTCCACATTTAAATTACATCCTTTTTAGTTTTATACCCTTTGTAATAACAGTTGATATTACTTTTAGTTACGTTGATAAATCTGTATTTTTCTAAATCTAGTGTGTTTATTTTTTCTAGGATCTCATCTAGTTTGTTGTTGATTATATCTACGAAATCTAATTTACTAGCTTTAATATTTATTAGTAAATATCCTCCGTCTAAGTTGTGGTAATTATTGTCTGCAGAGTGATTAGATAATCTCACTGAGTAATTCCCAAAATCTTTATAAGCACTATCTTTCATGCTTGATAAATTCCATCCTTCTAGTTTTGAGAACTCTTCTGAAAGTTCATCCATTTTTTTAGCGTATTCTCTACGTTGGTTATCTGTAGCTGTAAAGCTACGTTTTCTATAAGCGTTGTATTTTCTTCTTCCAAATCTCATTTTTATTTACCTCTCTTCTTATCTTTTACAATTATATTTTATCACGCTCGAGCGTGTATGTCAATAGATAAATAAAAAATTTTTAACGGAAATTTTAAAATATTTCTATCTCAATAGACATAAAAAAAGACCTACCAAAATTAATTGGTAGGTAATAACAAATAAGGGAGTTAATATGAAAAGTTTGTTAAGCTTAACACATATATTATATCATATTTCCTGGTTATGATTAAATACTTCAAAACATAAAAAAGAAGCCCACCAATTAAGGCAGGCTTTTTAGGGAATAAAATATAAAAAATATTCATCTACATATATTTTATCATTAATTATATTAAATTACAAGTATCTCCATGATCCGTAGTCAGTTCCTGTTTCTAGTTCCATGCTTGCAACATATCGACGTTCACCGCTATGACTCACGTATGACAACCACTCATACCCGTCAGCGTAACAATAATGAGTGTAGTTGAACTCCTCTCCTGATGTATATGTTGCTACTACCTCAGCACTTGTTGACGGAGCTGACCTCACATTTAATTCATTAACACCGACTGTAAATGTTCTTGGTTTATCTAGCTCATATAAGTCAGTTGTAATAGGGTTGCTTACAGCAGTATCGTTAACAGGATAGTAGAACCACCCTACAATCCCTTCAAAATCTCTTGTTACATATCTCGCAGGGCCTCCTACATACAAGCTATCCCAGTTACCGTCAACGTTTTGTTCAATAGTTTTCATTAAGTATCCGTCTGAGTCCTCAATTACAATTCCTGTATGTCCATATGAATGTCCTGCTGTGTAAGTAGTGTCCATTACAAACACTGCTCCAGCTTTTGGTCTACTGTTAAGGTCTCCTACTATATTATATTCAACTTTATATCCTAACGCTGAAGCACTATTAAGTAAATCTATCGCATTACCCCACAATGTTTTACCAAAGAAGTATGAACTTAAGTAATTTGGTAAGTCTACACACTGAGTTCCATATGCTCCGTCTTGGTCAACGCCTATTCCTAAATTCGCTATTCTTTTTGCTTCGTTTACTATATCCGTTGTTCTAACCATTTTTAAAATCCTCCTAAATTTGAATAAAATAAAAAGACTATTGCTAGTCTTGTTTTGGTTTGTCGTATGTCAAGGCTTGTTCACTGTCAGAAAAGCCTTTTGTTGTTGGGTCGTTAACTATTCCTAACAGCCCTAATAATAAGAATACAGCATCAACAACATTGTTGATATTTGTATTAAATAATTCTGTATTTAGGTTATATCCAAATAATACAGATACTTGCTTAACTAATAGCAATAGACCTGCTATAAATGCTATTACAAAGCGTTTATTCTTAAATCTAACTTTCCAATTTATCATTGTTTTCACCTCCTTTCCTAGTTCTGCGGCCATGGCTCATTAGTTAAATAAGATATTGAACTTACTCTAATATCCCCAATATCTCGGTCTGTTGGCACGGGGTCGGTAAATTGGAAACGTAACTGGTTGTAATCTCCATTACCCCCTAAATACCATGTCCCATAAGAAACGCCTTTATCATTATATATATTACCAATAAGTGAAGCTTCGGCTCTATATCCTATTGGAATCCCACCATTTTGAATAATATAACAATTTCGTTCTCTATCAGAGCCTTGTAAAACATTTCCGGCTCCACCTCTTCTAACGATACCAAACCAGCCCCACGATAAGCCTCCGAATTGATAAGACACAACATTATTTACACGTCTTATTTTGACAAATGAGTTACCTAATTTTGATACAGAAGGAAGTATTTTCCAACCTGTGTCTCCGATTAGAACTTCCCAACCTGTGTTACCTGTGCCACTTTTCTTTATCCACTTCAACGCTCCGTTTGTTACTGCTTCGTCAACGTAAGTCGTTCCAACAGGTGCAGTTACAACACCGTTTGGCATTCCACGACCGTGATATTCCCACGTTCTAGTTTCAAGTGCTTTTAATCGCTTATCTAGTTCGGTTGTGTTTGCAGTATTACCAGTATTAGTTGGTATGTAATTGTGAATATTTTGAGTTGTGATGAATTTAAGATTATCGCTTTCCGAAAACTCAAAGTCAGGCTCGTAAGAGTCAGGCAATGAACTTCCTACTGTATATAGCAACGTTTCAAATTTAGCTGTTTTTCGACTGCCCGTAACAACTAAATGATTTCCTAATTTATCTGAATATAATCGACCATAATTTTCATGTCGAGTGTGTTCAAGTGTGTTATTCAGATAATCTTCAACACTTGTTAACTCTGTTGTTTTAAACGGTGTTTCAAATTTAGCAATAGTTGTACTCACATTAAATTCAAGTGTATTAATTCTAGTTGATTCTTTTTGTAAATCTAGCTTCGTAACAAATTCACTAGTATCAACATTTCCTGCTGGTCTATTTTCAAGAGTTGTCAACCTACTCTTAATATCAGTATCATTATACGGTTGAGGTAGTTCCGATTTCTTAGCATATTCTTCTAAAGATTGATGTTGAGTTAAATAACCTTTGCTTTCTAACTCTGATTTTGTCACTAAGTTTGAAGTATCAACTGTAACTTGTCGATTACTTACTTCTTGTAATTCTTGTTTAGTTGCTAAATTACTAATATCTTGATGTGTTGTTAAATAGTGCTTATTATCTAACTCATTTTTTGTTACATAATCTTCTAAAGATTGGTGCTGTGTTAAATAATTCTTGCTATTTAATTCATCTTTAGTTACTAGATTACTAGTGTCAACTATTTGTTGACTACCACTTATTGCTTGTAATTCTTGCTTTGTTGCAAAGTTGCTAGTATCTATTGTAAGCTGTGTTTTAAGTTCTTCTAATTTACTATTAGATACATAGTCAATAGGTAGTTCAGATTTTTTAGCATAGTCAATTAAACTTTGGTGTTGTGTTAAAAAACCTTTACTGTCTATTGTGTTGTTAACTATCTCTACTACATTTGGCATTTCGCTTTTAAGTTGATAGTCATTAAGTGTTGCTGTTCTTACAACGTCTGAAATATCGCTAGTTCTTACAAACTCTGATAAGTCTGTTTTTAATGCAAATGTAGTTTTAGCCTTTTCTAATTCCTCTGCTAGTACTTCTTTTGTTAGTACGTCTAATTTGTCAACTACTACACTATTTGCAAAGTATCGCTCTTTAATAGGTAAGCTGTCTTTTAAGTCGTACTCTGACATTTTCACATCAAAGCTAAATGAGTAAATATCGCTTTCTTTTTCTTCGTTTTTAAGAATGATGTAGCAATTAACACGCTCATTGTCTGTAATTAAGCTAGTGTCAAACTTAAACTTAATCTTGTTGTCTTCAATTTTTCCTTGAGTTTCCCAATACTTAACGCTCTTTACAAACTTGAACAGTATTGTTATTTCTTCGTTAGTTAAGGTGTAATTACTAATTGTCAATTCAAACTCGTTGTTATTTTTATCATGAGAATAGAGTTCGCAATTACTACGAACTCTAACTCTTTTATTAACTGTGCTGTTAAATTGTAACTGTATTTTTTTATCTATCATATATGTCAGCACCTCCGTTTTTTACTGGTAGTTTTTTACACAGGTCGTATATCTCCGATACTGTGCTATTACCTCCTAACTCTTTATATGAGTGATACAATATTGTAGTTTCTTCTAGTTCTTTTGTACTGATCCAACCACGATTAATTATCCTGCTCATATCTTTTAGCAATCTATAACGGCTGATTGTTTTTGTTCCGTCAGCTGTTTTTCTTGCTAATTCCTTAATCTCTTTCAAAGTGTCATTAATCTCATTCAGACTTTGTTCGTCTTTCTTGTTATACCACTTGACAATCATTGTCAACAACGGCATTGCTACTCCCGTGCTAAGTCCTAGTATTAATCCGTCACTCATTGATTATTTTTCTCTTTCCTCGTATTCTTTTTCAATGCGGTCCACTTCCGATTGAACAACTTCTCTTAAATTCCCTAAATTTGGTACTTCATTAATAGTTTTTACTTTTGTGATTAATTGTCGAACATATAATTGAACTAAATAATCACCTTTTTTAAATCTTAATCTACTTGGTCTAATCACTTTCAGAACTCCTTTCGTTACTTTCAGCGTCTCCATTATGTTCATCATTTTCGTTGCCCTCCTCTAGCATTCCGACAATTGTGTTAATTACACTTGCCATTCCTTCGTCTAACTGTGCTTTTGTTACATATCTATTTTTCTCATCTTCTATGTCGTCTTTTCCTGCCGTCTCTTCTCTAGTTAGTATGATTTCCTTATACTTACTAGTTTCTACATCTGGTTTCCACACATCAACAGAAGTGTGATCCTCGACTATTTCGTATAACTTACCTTCGTATTTAATCTTGTCACCAACAGAGTATTCAACGCCGATTTCATAACTGTCAAACGCACTAATTATAGTATTTTTGTTGTCATTTATAATCTTAGCGTCTAACACATTTAATAGTAGCGTCATTATTAACTTGTCGTTACCTTTGTTAACTTTTCCTACTAATTTACGCAATGCTTTAACTCTGTCGTTTGGCTCTGTCTTGTTATTTGCTAAAACTGTGACCTCTTCTTTTAAGTTAGCATACTCACTTACTAACGCTGGTGTTGTTTCTCCCGTAAACATTTGTTGTGCTAGTTGCTTTCTAATCTCTTCAAGGATCTCACTATCACTAGCTGTTGCAAATTTACCAGGTAAATCTACACCACCGTTTAAATATACAGTTCCATTTCTAAGTGTAAATGTAATGTTTACTGAACTGTATCCACCGACAGTAGGTATTGCGTTTCTATTTGTAATTTCTAATGCCATACTACTCTCCTTTATTACTTAATTTTTCTACTAACTCCTTAAGCTCTTCGTTATTATTAATTAAGTCTTGAATTTTCTTGTGTTCAGTACTTAAATTATCATATGCTATCTTGTAGTTAGCTAATTCAATAGTTTTTTCTGATAGCTCCTGTGCTATTAAGTGAATTGGTTGTAATTGATTATTTTCCATTTTTTAATACCTCGATTTCTTTTGTTAATTCTTGAATACCTTTAATCAAGTAAGGGATCATTTCAAACGCACTATACGATTTAATGTCATCTGGTAACTGTTTAAACGCAGGGTTTACATATTGCTCTACATCTTGAGCCATGATACCACAGTCAATATCTTTAACCTGACCGTCGTATTCTTTAGTAAAACTGTAAGTCTTTAGCTTGCTAAGGACTTCTAAGGCGTTGACTTTACTTTCTTTAATATCTCTTTTGTAACGTCGGTCAGAGATTTCTTTATTTAACTCCCACCAGTCGTAACCATATGAACTGTAATAGATATAAGCAAAACCGCCTTTTTGTTCTATCTTCTTATACTGTGGGCTTGATATCCAATGTCCTGTACCCGCCTTAGTACTATATTTAATATCTCCTGACACCCACAAGTCGGCATAGATTTCGGGCGAGCTAGAAAACCTTGCTACGTTCTTACAATACATTTCTCCTGTCTCTTTAACATACCACGCATGGTCACCAACCTTATCCCAGCGTGTTCCCCAGTTAACCCAGAGTGCTGTTTGACCCCAGTCACCGCTACCGTTTGACATTCCAACGTAGAATTGATTTTCACCAGTTAACCACGCACCGCCTTTTTCATGACGACCAACTTGGAAACCACCAATATATCCTTTATAAGCTCGTAAGAAATCAGCTTCTAGTTGTGAAGCACTTATCTTAACCGACTTTAAGTTTCTAATAAACGCTTCTTTAGCAAACAGATTAGTAACTAACATATCATTAACTAACAATTTGTTAATCATTGCTTGGTCTACTTTTAAATGCTGTGCCTTAATTGCTTCTGTGTTAATATTCACAGACTCTATTGTCCCTGCTTTAATATGTCCACCTGTGATTGTTTCTCCGGCAATCTGTCTACCTTTAATTGATCCGTCTACAATTAATGTTGCGTCTTTTTTCTTGAACAATTTTAGATTGTTTATCTGCATATTGATATTGTTAGTTTTACTAGCTTGTCTTAATCTAAATTGATAATCTTTAATTCCTTCAAAATCTTCGAATAATCTATCTATGTCAAGCGTTATGTCAACTTTACCACGGTCTCTAGCTAGTGAGCCTCTTGAAATTAATGGAAAGGCGTATATTTTTCCTCGAAAATTCATTGACGAAACTGACATTATCAACTCAAATGTAAACGGTAATTCTCCGTCGTAGTTAGCGTCAAATGACAACTGAAATCTATCACTTTTCAGCAATACATCATTGTCAATCTCATCTGTTATATCAATATACTCTTCGTTAAATTCAAAGCTTCTTCTTTTGTCTAAATAAACTAAGTTATCATATGCTGGACCAATCATCATTTTATTTGTGATTGCTTTAATTCCTTCTGGTTTCGCAACTAACATACTTGATATAGTATTACCGTCAATAGTTGTTCCACTACCTAGAGCGATACCGTCTTCTGAAATTGTGATATCAGATTTCTTTAAAGAATTACCGACAGAAGCGTTTATCTCGTTAATCCTAACGTTAAATTCGCTTTTTGCTTTATCAATATCTTTTTTTACCTGTGCGCTCACTCCGTCAGCTGTGCTAGTTAACAATGTCTTTAATTCCTTGTTAGCAAATTCAGTTAACATTCCTTTATTGTTTAACCTTACTTTCGCCCAAAACTCACTTTTACTGTCTCTCATCTGTAAATCAAGGTCTCGTATTTCTTTAAATACTCCAGTTAATGCGTTAGGTTGTTTGATTGGAACTTCAAACGCTGTAGCGTCGTTACCTTTTTCGATTTGTAGGTGAGTGATTTGAGTTTCTCCTACGCACCCCATGTGATAAAGTTTTATTTTCTCGTCGGGTTTTGTAGGTATAAAAGTGTGTTGATATTTACTATTTCTAAAATCAGCAGCCCGTTTACCGCCATTAGTCTCTATATCCATTTAATCACCTACCTTTCAAAAAACTTAACAGTAACATTAGTTTTATTTGTTAAATCTTCCCATTTCATCTTATTAATAAAAGAAGCTTGATTGCTTAGTGTGATGTTATACTTATAATTCTCAAATGTAATACTTGTAAGTCCGTCTAACTCTTCATCATTAAACGTCACACGTCTTATTAAAGATGTGTTAGTAAATCTATTGTCATTAGCAACTAATATTAATTTATCTTGTTTAATTTCCACATAGCAGCCTTCAAGATATTTAAGTAAACCTTTTTGCCATACTAACTTATTTCCTACATATCGTTTTTCGACTTCCTTATTTCCGACTAATAATTTTACTCGTTCCATAAGTTCACCTACTTCACAATGTCGTAAATCGTGTTAGGATCTTTAACAGCTAGTGTGTTATATTGTTGCTCAGTTCCACACCAATATTTTAACGACTGACCGTTCTGTTGGTTAGTAATCGTATTACCTCTCAAGTCATCAATACTCGGTTGCCATTTATTTGGAATCTCGTCGCCGAAACTTATGTAAGGCTCAGCTATCTTAACGTGACCGTTTTTAACAAAATATAGGAAAAACCAGTTTGTTTCAGTTCCGAAGTCGATATTCTCCGAAATCGTGAATTTTTCTTCATAAACAGTCCATTGATTACGAGGTAAATTACTCAAGTTAATCGCCTTGACCGTCTTATTAGCACTATGTTTCTTAAGTGCCAGATATAAACCACTATCTAAGGTTGTGTCACTAAATATATATATAGGTAGTTTTAATACAAGTTTATCGCCTTGCTTGAAACTAGTCTGATTAGTATCAATCTGAACACCCGCCCAAGTGTTAGATGTCGCACCATTTTTTCTAATATCAAGTGCGTTATGTCCGTTGTAATCACCGCTAACAATCGCTAATGACGGGTTGCCTGACGTTCTTATGTTTGTGTGTGGGAAAGTTGAATCAACTATTAAATTATAATTACCAACTATTCCGTCTTTTCCGTTGTCGCCTTTAATCGACGCCCTTTCCTGTTCTGTTAATGATTGGAATGTTACAACACCGTCTCTTCCTGGTGGTCCTTGAATACCTTGTATTCCCTGGTCTCCTTTAATTCCAGCTAGGTATTTTAAATCGGAGAATCTATCACGACCATTACCAACCTTAGCTTTTCCAGTTTCGGTCTCAATCCCAATCTCTCCGTCTAACAAAATCAGTTCGCTAAACTCCCAATCACTCACACTCATTCTTTTGTGTTGCACTCTTATTGGTATTTTTTCTGCCATTATTTACCTCCTCCGTCAAATATATATGTCGGACTTTCGCTCCAACTTCCCTCAATATCATTACCGTTGCTGTCAGCATATTCTAAATATTCAATAGGTACATTTACAATAGTTGCTGCGTTTCTTATAGGGATAAGTTTGTTTTGTTCCTTAAACCAATTACTCTCGACTTTTATATAGTAATCTGAGTCATAGATCCTTAAATAGTTTGCCTCTTGGTCGCCCTTATTGAATGAATGTTCTCCTGTCGGGAATGCTCCTAGCTTGTCAATAAGTTTAACGACCGCATTGTGTGGTAAAGCTCGACTCAACCTAACTACAATGTCATAAAAATCACGAGTAACACAAGAAGCTTCCCAACTAATTGTGTATTCTTTACCTACTTCAAAACCGCCTCCATTGTGTGTTACTTCAATATATTCAGTACCCGGAGCGATATATCTTTCCGTCGCACCTTCTAACCTGTTCTTGTTGTATATAATGCTATCCTCAGTACCTAGCATTTTAAGAGTAGCTTCAGAGATTACTTTATTTTCTTCGACTTGTCTTTTTAAATCCTCAACAGATTTGCTACCTAGATTTTTAAGCTTAATGTCAATTTGTGATAAGCTTTGATTTAAATCGTTTCTTATCTCATTTTTAAAAACTTCAGCGTTTGCGTTTGAAACCTCGAACTTATCATTAATAGTTTTTGTGAACTCATCTTCACGCTTATCGAATAACTTATCGAAGTTACTTATCTGTTCTCTTACTTTCTTTTCGAAGTTGTAAGAAATAGCGTCGGTGTAATAATTAGCTCGCAGTTCAGCACTGTGTGAACTGCTAGAGATTTCATTACCTAGACGACCTTCTTTTTCTCCTAACACAAATTCTTTCCAACGCTTAACCATAGGATCGTAATGTGTCTCAACAATCCTAATGCGTTCATCTACATTGTATTTCAGATACTTCAGAATAACTGTGTCGCCTCTGTTAACGTTCTCAGATAACTGTTCATAAGACACTTTAATCGAGTTCTTAGGTTTATCGATATTGTCTTTTGTGAAATATCCCAACGCCCATTCTTCAAGCTCTTCAGCTGTCTTCAAATCGTTATTGCTAACTGACATTTCGTTGATAAATGGATAGTCATTAATCAACGGGCTTTCAACCGTTAATGAGATTGTAATTTCCTCGTCCAGAGCTTCTAACTCTTCTTTTTGTTGAGCCTTGAGTTTGTCAATTTCAGCCTTACGCTTGTCAGCTTGTGCTTGACTTTCTAATTTACGTTGTGCAGCTTTTACATCTCTATCTCTGTATTTATTAGTAACCTCATTAGCAATTTGTGAGTAAGATTTAACTGTACGACCGCTACGTTTAGTTTTCTTAGTATTTTTAGCTAGTTCCTTAGCATAACGGTTGTTAATCTCTTCTCGCATTTGTTCAGCTTTTTTCTTAGCGTTGTAATCTTTCGAAGCTTGTTTTTGACTCTCTCTTAACGCTGCTAACTCTTTCTTATGCTGCTCTCTTAATTCTTTCTTATCCTCTTTATCTCCAACTTTAAATGTAGATGTAGCATATATTCGTGTCACAATATCGTCAGCGTTAATGCTATTCACAAACGATGTGATATTCTTCGCTGTTGTCAACACTTCCTCTGTGTCACGACCTAACCTTTTTAAGACTCTTATTTCTTTGTTATTTAAATCAATATCTCCATTGAATGTATCAGCAATCTGACCTAACAATTCGAATGATGATTTGTTTTGAGTATCTGTATCACTCTTGTATGTGCTAAATGAGTTTGACGTTGTTATATTTGAAAAGTAAGTAAAATCTTTTTCTTTCGATAAGAAATTCGTATACCACTCATCTAACACAGTTTGACAATTTGTGTTTACTCTCGTGAAGTTACCTACTAGTCGTTTACTATAGTCAAATGTTATTTGATAAGCCGTAACAACAACACAACTTTCATTTTCTATATACTCGATGTCTCTTATCCTAAATAGGTTTGTTCCGTCAACTTCGCTCGCCATAACAACCATACCTTTTTCAATCATTGTATATAGGTCGTTATCGACTGTAGGATACTTAAACGTAAGTTTGTAAGTTGAGTTTAGCGCCCAATGAATGTCGGCGTCGTAAGCGTTATTTAACACAATTCCGTTAAAACTGAAGTCTTTTTCAAATTCATCATATAACCATAACATTAAATAAACGCCCCCCACCTACATTCAATTTCTATCTTAGTAATCCCCTCTGTGATTGATATACCGTTGACGCCTGGTCGTACTTCAAAAAAATCACCAAACATCACACTGTTTAACAAGTCGCCATTTTTGTCGTAAACATTCTGTTTACCTTGCTTACATTCAATTACTAATTTTTCTTTTATTTCTTTTAATCTGCATACTTGACTACCTATCGACACCATAACAGGTTGTGTTGTGTTGCCATAAATTGTAACTTTGGGATACATTATAAGATTAGAGTCATTATTTAATACTCCGTTACTTGTGAATGTTTTAATATCTTTATCTAAGTTGTAAGAAAACGGGTTACACGTAAACACAACGTCAATCTCATATTCGTCTACCTCTCCAAGCCTTGACCTTACAGCTGAGGTTGTTAATACCTCGTAATAACGATTAGGGTTGTCAGCAGCGATTAATTTTCCTCCACCGTCAAGCCATATTAACACGTCATTTATTTCAGCTAAACTAACACCATGAATTAACAGTTTGTAAGACTTATCAACTGTGTCGTAAGCAGTAGAAGTTCTGACTATTCCACCCGTCATATAATCAGATGTGAATATTTTATCTTTTCTTTTCCCTTTATTGATCCCGTCATTTTCTATCACATAAATATCAAATGGGAAATCGGCGGTAGACTTCCCATTAAAAGTTAATTTATTATAATGTAACGGCATTGCGTCCACCTCCGAAACTCATTGTTTGTACTTCTTTCATTTTCCTTACTAGTTTATTTTCTATTGTGTCAACTAACACATTTATATCTTCTTTATTGTTAATGTTGTTGCCAGTCACATTAATTGTGACGTTTATTTCGTTGCTACCACCATTTCTAGCACCTTGTTCAGCTAACGCTCCACTTATTCCTTTTATCTTTTCGCTAGTAGATAACGGCGTGATGTTTACTCCGTGTTTAGTTACTCTAAACAGTTCAGGTCCTGCCTCTCCAACTATTCCCGTGAAGCTTGGTTGTAAGTTCTCGGTTTGTCCTATGTTACCACCACGTGCAAACATTGGAATATGTCCACCTGTTGCAAACGGCAGTCCCGGAAGACCTGACACCATGCTTACAGTTCGAATTACACTCACAACCTCACGAGGAATACTATTTAACAGCCCGATTACACCGTAAATCGTACCACTAGCTGCGTCTACTGCTGATAACACTTTAGGTGGTGTAGGTGTTCCGTTAAACGCATTTAAACTGCTTGTTGCTTGGTTAGTGAACGGCGCTGCGTTCCCTTGTGCCATTATTGATTTTGTTGGCGTGTCTGTCGCATTGAAACTATCAGCACTACTTTTAGCTTGGTCGATAAACGGTGTCGCATTACCTTGTGCCATTATTGATTTTACTGGTGTTTCTGTTGCGTTATATCCGTCTAAGCTAAATTTAGCTTGATCAATTACTGCACTAGCATTATCTGTTGCATTAATGTTTTTATCCGGAACATTTAGTGACGCAAACTCTAACAGTTTGTTAAATGCGTTTGTGATATTTGGTGTTGCTTCATCACGTAACATTATTGATTTAGGCTCTATATCTGTATCTTTAAATTGTCCTATTTTTCCGTTAACGTTATCTAACGGCTGACTTGCTTGGTCTATAATTTGAACATTTTTAGGGTGTATTCCCATACTATTTAAGAAATTCAAATCATCAATAGTCATCTTAATAGTACGACCTTCGTTTTCAGCAATCCTAACAGCCTTAACGATATCAGGCATTGCTAACAGTCTTTCATAATCGTTTTTAAAGTTAAATGCTATGTCTCCACCTTCAAACTCAATTCCGATTGATTTTATTCCACCGTCTTTAGCCGCCCACTCATCAAGAGCTTTATTTAACTCTTGTACTTTCTTTTCAGCACTTCCAAGACCTTTAATGTAAGTCTCTTTAGCTTGGTCGATAATACCCATTTGTTTATACGCTGCTAATTGTGCTGTTGCTGCTGTATCGTCAAATGCTTCTTGTAATATCTTCTGAGCTTCCTTACTTTCAGTCGCAGCTTCAGTAGCTGTTTTACCTATTTTTTGATAAGCTTCTCTTAATTGTTCTAACTCTGAGCCTGTAAGTATTCTGTTTTCTCTTGCTGCACTCGATAATATATCGTTAATTGTATTTTGCGCGTTCTGAGTCTCTTTAACGATAGAGTCGTAGTGTTGACTTATTTGATCCTTTTGTTGATTGTACAATTCTTCAGTAAGTAAGTTGTTAGCTTTCTTTTGTTCCAATGCTGACAACTCAGCCGCTTTACGTTGTTCCACACTTTGCACAGTCGCTGCCGTGATATCCGTAGCTGCTTTAATCTGAGCCATTGCATAATCAGATGTGACAATTTTTCCTTTTAAATAAGTATCGTTAAGACTCGCTAACGAGTTCCCTACTAAGTTAGCTGCTACTTGCACATTGCTTGAAATTTGGTTAACGTCCTCGTCTGATAAACTTAACGCTTCTTTTAGTTGTTTTCTGAAACGTCCGTCAAACTGGAATTTGTACCATTTACCCTCTTGGAAATTCTTGTTAATATTTTCCATAATCTCGGTGTTTGCAGCTTGAACTCGTTTAATCTCACTTTTAACAGCTTCTGAATTACGTTTAACAGCGTCTCCCATGTGATTAATAGAGTTCCCAGATTGTTCAGCGCCTTTAATCACGGCGTCGTACCATTCTTTATACTTACCGTTTGTAAGTTCAATAGCTGCCTCGTGATTTCGACTATGTTTAGTCATTTCTCTATATATCGCAGTACCTACACCGACAAATGCAGCTCCTATTAATGCAGCACCCGCTACATAAGGGTTAGTCAATAATGTCGCCATACTTCCTGCTTTAGCTGCTTGTGTTCCGACTCCTGCTATTGAAGTTGAGAGTTTAATCATATCTCCAACTGACTTAGCTGTTGACATCTTACCAACCCATTTAACAAAGCTTCCGATAGCTTTCACACCACTACCAATACCTGTTGTCATTCTACCTAACACAGACATGAACGGTCCGAATCCCAGAGTCGCTAGTTGCACTGCTGTTGGTAATTTGCTAAACCACAACATCATATTTCCTAGTGAGTTTACTAATGGTTTCGAAGCTGTTAGAGCTTGTGCTAGTTTAGGTAATAATTGAGATCCCATTTCGATTGCCATTTTCTGAATCTCATTTTTTGCCATTTTCAATTTACTTGCACTAGTTTGATAACGGATAGCAGCCTCTTTAGTAAGAGCGTTATTTTCTTTCCAACCTTTATTTGCAATATCTAACGCCTTACCAAGTCCACTATCTCCGTTTAATGCACCGGCTAAACGTTTGATAGCGTCGGCTTCACGAATACCTGTTATACCTAGACCAGATAACACATCATTGACGTTACCGCCATTTTCTTTAACTTCATTCAATCCTTTTAACAGTAGTTGTAATGCTTCTACCGGTCTAGCTTTGAATGCCTCAGCGAACTCATTAGCACTTACACCAGCGGCACTAGAGAATTTTTGCAAACTATCTCCACCACTTGCAACGGCGTTTTGCATTTTGTTCATAACTTGAGTCATTGCACTACCACCGGCTTCTGCTTCAATACCAACAGTACTTAATGCAGCTGCCAGACCTAATACATCTGCTTCTGCCATATTAGTTTGTTTACCCATACCAGATAGTCTTTGTGCCATTTCTACAATAGATCTCTCATTTGTAGCAAAGTTATTACCTAACTCAACTATTGAGCTACCTAGATTTCGAATATTACCTTGACTAGTCCCCATAACAGCCATGAATTGAGCTAAACTTGTTGCACCTTCTTCAGCTGCTAAGTTAGTCGTCGCTCCTAAGTCAGCTATTGTTTTTGTAAAGTCAACAATGTTTTCTGTCTTAATTCCTAACTGACCTGCAACTTCTCCAATTCGTGATAGTTCATTAGCACTTACTGGAATCTGTGTTGACAAGTCTAAAAAGCTTTGTCTAATTGCGTCTAATTGCTGTGGTGTTCCGTTAACAGTTTTAACTACCCCTGCAAACGCACTTTCAAAATCAATAGCAGCCTTACCAGCTAGAAACATTCCTGTAGTAAGTCCACCTGTTATCTTAGAAAAGCCGTCCCCAAAGTTTGACATTTTTTGTCCGAACGCTTGTACTCTACCTCCCACATCATTAAAGCGTTGAGCCACGTCAGCCAATCGACCTCCGTTATTTCTAAACGCTGTATGTGTTTGTTGCATTGCGTCACGCAGTTTATAAAAACCTGTCTCGGCGTTTGCTATTTTAGTAGGTAAAGACTGTAATTCTCTTTGCTGACTACTAAATGTCCCGTTAAGAGATTTGATTTGTGTTTCAAGTCCCTTAATCTCTTGTTGTGTTGCTTTATATGATTTCGACGTATTAGCTACAACATCTTTATATTTCATAGCCGCTGCACTCGTCTTACCGTATGTGTCTTGTAAATGTTTTAAATGTTCTTTTTGACTTTGTAACAGCGTTCCTGTTGTTTTCAAAGTCGTTTGTTTTTGTCTTAATGAGCTAGATAATTTATCTATCTCTTTTGGTAGTTGAACGGTTGATTTTTTTAAGTCATCATAACGAGCTTTCAACAAATTCACGTTACTTGCTGACTGCTTCATTTGCGAACTCAATCCACTCATTTTAGCTTTATACACGTCGTAAGCTTTACCGCCACTACCTAACGAAGCGATATTACGTTTCGCTTCAGCTTGTAATTGTCTCAAGGCATTTTCACCTTGCTTAAGAGCTGAGGTAAAACTGCCAACTCCTTCGGCTGTCAATATGACACCGACTTTATCCATATATCCCGACAAATTTTTACCTCCTTGTTATAACAATTTACTAAAGTTCATTTCTTTTACTTCTTCCTGTTGAGTTTCTTCTTGATTGAAATTCTCTTCTATATATCTGTTAATCATAAACACAATATATTCAAGACTGTAATCATACATAAACTCACTCTTAGTCATGTTAAACCAAGTTCGACACCTGTAAAATAAATCGTCCCAGTCTATTTCTTGCGGTTTTTCGCTTTTTGTTTTTTCGGTTTTCTCGCTGGGTGTTCGTAAATATTCACTTGGTAGTCTACCGGTTTTTCTAAAATATGCTTTCCCTCGTCGCTATCATCAGTTATCCCCAACATTTCTAATAAAGTTGCTGTCTGATCCCCGTACATAGCTTCTTGGTATTTCAAAATAAATAACTCTAATTCAGTATCATTTACGTTTTCTAGTACTTCTTCTATTGTAGTTTTATATCCATTTGCTTTTAAAATTGAAACTAAAAATTTTGCTGTAGCTACATTTTTTTCTTTTAAATATACATCATTCCATTCGCCCTGCTTTATTCCAAAGTCAGCTTCTAAATGTAACCACACAGCTAAGTTTGATTTTAATTCAATTTCATTTCCTAAAATATCCGTTTTAAATGTCTTTACTGTTTTTGTAAATATACTCATTCATGTCCTCCAAAAAAATAAAGAGCTAACAAATGTCAGCTCTTATAAATTATCCTGCTACAACTACTGTCTCATCAGTTGTTCCCGATTTAAGACATTGTTTAAGGGTTTCTGCGTCGTAGAAACCTTGTAATAATAGTTTTTCTCTGTCATATTTGTCAGTTTCACGTAAATCGATTTTACTAAATACTGATTTGTCTTTACTTCCTACAACTGGGTAAGCTTTGATAGTAACCTGTGTGATGTTTTCTTTTTTCTCATCAGTTTCAGTCTCAGCGTTAAAGTCTGGGTTTTCGATTTGACACACTGGGAAATTGTAAATAATTTCTTTACCGTCTTCATCAGTTACAGGGAACGCCCAACGGAACTGCTTGTAACGAGGTGAGTCACCTTGCACATAAACTCCTGTTGCTAATTTTTTCATACCTGACATTTCTTCTAAGAATCCGTCCGGGAAAAATCCGATATCAACAGTCATTTCAACACTTGCGAATTTTACAATATCACGTGCCTTAATGTTTGATAGATATACTGTTTTCTCTTTAATTTGTCCTTTAAATGCTACTTTATCAATAGCGAACACTTCGTATGTTTTCTCATCATAAGTTAACCCTTGAGAGCTTGTTGCTTCTGTTTTAACTTTTTGTAAATAACCTGCTCCAATCCCTGTTAATAGAGCTTTGCTAACTGCTTCTTTTGTTACTGCCATTTATTGGTCCTCCTAAATTTAATCTAGTAATGCGTCTTTTACTTTTCTCGCAAATGGATCTTTGTGTTTCTGCGCTGCTGGTCTAACATGGGGGTTAGGTGGCTTATAAACACGACCTTTACCGTATTTACGCTTACGTCCTTTACCTTTCCCACGTCCTTTATGACGAGAGAAACCAGCGTGCCACCCTATCTCATGGAAATATAAGTGTAGGTTAGGACGTCCCGCCCAACCTATCTGGCTTTCCATATTACCGTGACTCGCAACAATACCAGCCACACCCGCACCCGTTTTTACTAGTCCTTTTCCGGCTGCTATTCCTTTTGCGTCTTCTTTTATTGCCTCAGCTTCTTCAACTATAACGCCGTTTACTTTGCCTGTATTACTCGCTATTTTCTCTAACCTTGCTATCGCCTGTTCAAATCCGAACGTCTCCATTAAGAATATATCTCCAAATAATACATAAATTGTGTTTCCTTAGTATCCTCATCAACATCAATTATTTCGTGCCATTCACCCGTGTTGAGTGTAGTGCCTTCTAGTGCTGTTTGAATACTGTTTAACACATCTGAACTATCTAAGTCATGCGGTTTAACGTCAAACAGATTTAATTGAAAAGTGTTATGTTTTATGAATTTTTTGTTTGAACTGCGTTTTGACGTTGAGGCCACATGAAAATAAATTAGCTTAGGGAACTCCTCATTGTCGCTGAGTCCGTAAGCTAACGGGATATCCAGATTTAACTTTGTTATAGTTTCGAATATTAATTCTTTTGTACTCATTATTTAACCACCTCCACAAGTGATATTTCTGTTTCGTTTTTCACATGGTTGTGGTAGATCCTAGCAATCGTATATTTCTTATCATTAATTATCACAAATAGTTTACTTAACAAATAGTCATTAATGTTAGTAAATAATCTGATTGCTATTCTCGTTGTTACTTCTGTGTCAACTTGCATTGACTGGTATTTTTCGTTAGCTGTCACACCTAAGTAACGAAACCAAAACTTACGTATCTCTTTTTCTTCGTGTTCAGCTAACTTAGTGTTAAATTTATCTTTTTTATGCTTATTCTCTACAAATTTAGCTATTCCGTCATTATAAGATTGGTTGATCCTGTATTGTCTCATCTGGTGTTACTTCTTCAATATATTCGTAGTCATAAGCTGATAAATTTTTTCTCATCTCTTCGTATCTTTCTTCTGAGACTTCAACGACGTCTCCTTCTCCATACAGGTGAGATGTGTGAATGTCTTGAAATTCTTTTAAAACTTTAATCTTCATTCGACAACCTCTCTTTCTCTAATTTAATTAACAGACTTGATATTTCTCCTAAAAAATTAATGTCAAAATATTCTAGCTTGTCGTTATACTCGTATCTCGCTCTCTCAAACACTAATGATTTACCTTGCTCGTCATTATTAATATCAAAGTAACCGCATTTTTCACACAACACAGAATAAGAAAAAGACAACAACCTTTTTAGATTATCGTCTTCGTCATCATGTAATATATGTAGTTTATCTTTGAATTGCTGTAATAACGCTGTTGAAACATCAATCATAGTCCTATGCTCCAGCTACTAGTGTTAAGTCTTTTCCAAACTCTAATTTTACAACAGCCTCTTTGTCAACTGCTTTAACGTCAAAGCGAGTGATTAAACGAGTGTCGTAAGAGTTACGTGTGAATGATTTTCCTCCAACGTCAGTTGATTTGATTTCAAGTTCGTTTAACTCGTAAACACGTACAGCCTCTTTTAAATCTCCTACATATAGTGGGAATTTGTTAGCTGCTTCGTTTGGTAAATGAGTATTTGGCAATACGATTACTTCTTTACCAAATAATGTACGTTTTGTTGGGTCAGTTACCACAGGTTGTAATAAGTAATTTCCGTTTTTGTCTTTTAAGCTATCTAATATATTAAATCCGTCTTGGTTAGTTAATACTTTAGTATTATCTAAGAAGATAGGATCTAATGTTACATTGAAAGCTTCTTTAATTTCATCAACTTTAGTAATAGCTTTTTTAGTTAAAGTTTTTAATACTGCGATAATTTCTTTGTTCTCAGTAACAACTTGTTTTTTCATAAACCATTTACCAAGATAAGCTAATAAGTTTTCCGGTGAGTCTTGTAATAAGAAACGTGATACCGGTAAAATCCCCCCGAAATCTTTAACTTTATAAGTAATTCTTTCGAATACTTCAGCGTTCATTTCTTGAATTTCTCCAAGTTCAGTAATGTTAGTAAGTCCAGTTAATTGACTTGTTTTTTCATAAACTTCACTTCCAGAAGGCACTACAACAGAGCGTACGTCTACGTGGTCTTTTAGAGACACAAATGAACGTCTGTACTCGTTAATTGCTGTTTTTACGTCTTCAGGAACTAAGTAACCACCGTTTTCTCCTTCAGACTCTTTTAATGGTCCTGCTGCATTAACAATTCCAGATTTGATATAGTTTTGAACTGCTACAAGTCCTGTTTCTTCTTTTTTCTCTTCAGCTAAGTCAACTACTTTATCATCATTTTTATATGAGATTAAGTTTTGAATTGTTTCAATCTCTTTAGTATATCCTTTAATTTCTTCCATTAATTCGTTTGCTACTTCCATTTCTTTGTTGTTGATTGCATTTTCAGCAGCTGTAACTTTTTCAGCCTTTAATTGCATTAATTCTCTTAATTTTTTATTTGTATTCATTAGATTACCTCCAAAAATTCTAAATATTGTTTTGCTCGTTCTGATTGATATTCGTAATTTTCTTTTATCAATTCTTTAGGAGCGTTTTTAAATTTGTGTGCCTCTTCTTTTGTTAGACACGCTGCCATTTTTACTGGCTCTGAGATTTCATCACAAAGACCTAAGTTGAAACACTCTTCAGCATTTAACCAAGACTCTTTATCCATTAAATCTCTAATTGTTTTTTCGTCTGTCTTATCTTTAGCTTTAGATAAGTAAGTGTTAACGATTGTGTCATTGATATGGTCTAAGTCGTCAGCCATTTTTCGTAAGTCACCAGCATTTCCGTAAAGTCCAGTCCATGCGTTGTGAATCATCATCATTGCATTTTTTGGCATGATTACTTTATCAGCTGCCATTGCTATTACTGTTGCAATCGAAGCAGCTAAACCGTCAATATACGCTGTTACATATCCTTTATGGTTTTTTAATAAAGTGTGAATCGCTTGACCGTCAAATACATCTCCACCGTTTGAGTTAATGTGTAAGTCAATGTTTTTCACATCTTCTATGCTTTTTAACTCTTCAGCAAAGAGTTGAGCTGTTGACTTATCTTCCCAGATGTCGTATCCGATATCTGAGTAAATGAATATCTCGACTCTATCGTCATTTAAAGCCTTAATCTTCCACTTCTGCACTTGTTTTCGCACCTGCCTTCCACAGTTGGTATTCTTTAATTGTATCGACTGGAGCATAGTTTAATGACATAAATCTCATGTCGCCATACTCTGTGTCTATTGTTGACATATCCTCTGAACGAAGAATGTCGTTTATTGTGTAAACTCCTACGTGTTGCATTTTCTCATAGAACTCAGCTCGTGATTTTTGGTCAGCTCTTAGCTCAGCTTCCATATTGAATTTAAAATAAAAGCCTCGTTTTTTATCAAGATCCGTTAATATCTTAGAGTTTAGTTCCGACTCAATATTTGTTACATACGGCAACATTACGTTTTTCACATAGTCCATTGACTGAGTTAGTGCGTTAGAGTGAGTTAAACCGCTGTAGTCTCCATATTTATATGGCGGCACCTTGAATATACTTGCAATTTCTGCCTTGTTATATTTCATAGTCTCTATGAACTGAGCGTCAGATTGTGGTATTCCGACACTTTGATAATCAATGTCGGGGTTTAAAATCGCAACATTGTTATTTTCAAGATGTTTTTTCCACGACTCAGCAACGGTTTCTTTATTTTCAGTAGTCAACGGAGTACGTGTAGACTTTAATATTGCTAACGGAATACCTTCACGCTTGAATAAATTAGACGCCATTTCACGCCCTTTTTGGTTTCCTTGTATGCTTTCACGTAAGACTTGCACAGGTGAGCGTCCTATTAAACCGTTAATTGATAAGTTTTTAAAATGTAGTAACTCGTCAGCATTTAATGTTCTCGGTTTACCTTTATAAACCGTCTCGTAAGTTACTGTGTTAGTGTCTTCGTGGTAAAGTACTTTTGTAAATCGTGGATCTAACGGCACTATTTCAGTTACTTGACCTTTCTTGTCAATTTCTAAATAGTGATAGCTATTACCCCACAAGTTTAACTGGGTCATTACTAAGTGTTTCCACTCAAAACTCGTCATATTTCTGTTTGGTTGGTCTTTTAAAAGTTTATAAGCTGTGTGTTTCTTTGCCTTTTCTACCGTTCCGTTTACGTCTTGTAGTAAATTTAACGGATATTTTGCTAAGTCATCTGATAAAACTTTTACTGAACTATAAACCTCAGAAGTGTTAATAGCACTTTCTTCGTTTATGTTGTTTCGACTACCGTTAAATATATTTAAAAACCAGTCTGACGGGTTTCTTAAGTCGCTCAAATCATTACCACCTGTCGGTGTCTTGTTTCTGAATATCATTCTCATTTCTCACCTCCTTTCAAAACTAAAGTTGTCTTTCTAACACAAAACTACATATCATCAAGCTAATACCTAATACGATAAATCCGATAGTTTTGCAAAATAAAAAGCCTGCATATATTAACGATAGCAAGCTTGTTATAAATAGTAAGAATACTGTAAATTGTATTAATTTTCTCATTAGAAACTAAATTCTCCTTTGTCAATCATATCATTAAGGTCGTAAGTGATATTGTCGCTATACATTGCTCGAGTAAAAGCGAAAATACCAGCAGCCGCCATGTCGATACGGTCGCTTGATTTTTTCTTATCTAACATAATGTTGTCCTGTGCGTCTGATTTTGTTACAGCATTTCCCATACACCAAGTCAACGCCTTATTTCCGTCATGATGAATTTTACTCTCGTAAACACACTCTCTGAAATGTTTTGTAGGTTCGTTAAGAGTTAACACACCTTGTCTGACTTCGACCATTAAATAACCTAGCTTTTCCATAGTTTGAGACCATTGTGTAGCATTGTAGGGGTCATAACAGACCTCTTGCACGCTGTATTTATCTCGTAGACTTTCTATGTAGTCAACAACGAAATCATAGTCAATTACCTCTCCAGGTGTCATTGTTATCCACCCTTCGTCCACCCACTGAGAGTAGTTAACTCTGTCGGTGTTCATTCTTTGGTGGAGCATATCCTCCGGCATAAATCCTTTACTTCTTATTGCGTAACGGTCATCACCTAACACAAATACAGATGTTACAGCGGTTAAGTCAAGACGTTTTGATAAGTCGACACCAACGAAACACGGTTTACCAACTAACTCGTCGTCAGATACTTCGCAAAGCTTCCATTTTTCCATATCCATATATTTATTTTCAGGTGCGTTTACCCATATGTTCATATTTTTAGTCATGAACTTAGACATTGTTTCGGGTTTGTCTAAGGCCTCGTTAAGACGTTCACGCAAAAATTTCATACCCTCTGGATAACTTGCCAATATTGGGTTAGCTTTAACCCAATTAGTCTCATCTTTTATGTCGTCGTCTTTATCAAGTTCACATACCATAGCATAATATCCGTTATTCTCAACAGGGTTGTTAGGATCTAATAATTTACTAACGTAATCGTATTCAGTAGAATAACACGGGTTATTTAAGTTAAACCCGGCTGTTGTAATAATAACAATTAACGGTTGACTTCTAGCACCTTGACCAGACTCAATAACATCTAGTATTTCGTCAGTAGGGTGTGCGTGGTACTCGTCCATTGCTCCGACTTGCGGGTTAAATCCGTCAGCTGTTTTTCCCGAGTCACGAGAGAGAGCCATAATATAACTGTTACTTTTCTCATGCTCTATCAAGCTACGTGTAATCTTGAATCTATTCTTAATTTGACTGCCTTGAATCTGTGCTTTTATCTCTTTAAACACAATGTTTGCTTGGTCTCGCTTGGTCGCTCCTATATAAGCTTCAGAGGACGACTCGCCAAATGCTGATATTTCATAGGATAAACAACACGCTACATCTTGAGACTTAGCGTTTTTTCTTCCTACTTGATAATAGAATTTTCTGAAACGTCTAACGCCTGTATCTTTGTGAATCCAACCGTAAATATTAGACCAGTTAAATATTTGAATAGGTGCAGGGTCAATGTTTTCGCCTGCTAACTTACCTTTTGTATGCTTAAATAACGACATCCATTCTAAAAATCTCATAGCTTTATCATCATCAAAAACAAACGGAAATTCTTCCGTTCCTTCTTTTTCTAAGTCATTTAAAAATCGTAGACACGCCCATTTCTCCTTTTCACAAGCTATTCTATCGCCGTTAACTGCTTGTGCAGCCCAATTCCTCATAGCGTCTTTTAACATTATAAGTTACCGAATCTTTCTTTAACTGGGTCGGCGGGTGTCTCTTTATAAGCCTTATCCATAGCGATTTTTGCCCTTGCTACTGGCGTTAGTCCTAGCTCAGATTGTAGAGAGCGTAGTGTGTTAAATAAGTCTTTTTGTCTAATTAACAATGGGTGTTGTCCGTAACCATAATCTTTAGTACGTTCCGCTTCAATTACTTTTCCGTGTTTTCTTAACTCACGTTCTGACTCTTTGTTATATCCTTGATCCGTCATCAAACCGTCACGTTGAATTATCTCACTACATTTAACATACTTCTCATAAGTATCACAGTAGATAGATAAGACGTGTAAGTCAAGGTTATTTAACAAGTCTATTGAATCAGCTTGTGACACAACGTATCTAAATTCTTTTTTTGCTATATCGCCTAACCATTTAGGGGGTTTTAATTTATCGTTAGGCAGCTTCATTTCTTTTTCTTGCTGTATTCTTGCTTCAATTTTTTTCTTTGAAAGTCGCTGAGTGTTACCGTTCAACACTTTCAACGACATAGGCTCTGTTTTCCTTGCCATTCTATCTCTCCTTTCTGAAATTTACTTTTTTTCAAAATTTTAATTAAACGCATTTTGCGTACAGAAGAGGGCAGCCCGCTCCTGGGGAGATTGGTCGTCCGAGATTTTTCACGGGGGGTATACCCCAGGAAATAACCACCCCTACTTCTTGTAATGCTCAATCTTGTTGTGGCACTCTCTACACACACACTCGAGGTTGCTCATCTCAAGTCGCTTGTTCCAATCTGTTCGTACTTCTATCTTGTGATGTACCAGGTTAGCTAGACCACCACACATACTACATGTGAAACAGTCACGCTTCAATGCCTGCTGTCTAGCTTCCTTCCACTCTTTACTTCGATAGAACTTCATGACCTCATCATGCTTACGTTGGTCATTGTAATATTTGTTTTGTGATTGTTTATGTTTATCACAGTAAGTTCCCTTACTGATTAGCGTTCTACATTTATGATGTTTACATTCCTTCATATCCACCTCAACAAAAAAAGAGAGATATTATTTATTTTAATATCTCTCAATTATATTAATCTCATACTATCATTATACCATAGACAAATCCGACAAAACCGACAACTTTTATTATGAGTTTAAAATATAAAACAATTTATCCTTAAGACTTTGTAATCTTCTTTCTACAGTTCTAGTATGATAACAAACTTCTGTTGCTACTTCCTCAACTGTTAACTTGTAAGTGTACCGAAACTTAAGGATCTTCTTATCACGTACATCTACTAAGCTATGTTCTAATCTATCCACACACTTAATAGCATAATCATCTTTCTCAAAGTCATAGTCAGATAATTTATTTATTATATTATTCTCATTACTATTATTGAAATTACTATTATTAGTTTTTATTTCATCATCTCCAGATAATTTATCTTTCAAATAAATATTAAGTTGTTTCTTTATCTTTGGATATGCTTCTAAATAATAGTCAACATCATTCCTTGTATAATTAAATTTCTTATTCATCATTCCACCTAATTTAAAAGTATGTTGGGAAAGCTAGGGAAAACCAACGCCTGCTTGTAAATATTATTTTGGAGAAGCTTTCACATATATTATGATCGACCTAGCTTTATTATTATTATATAAATATTCTAAACGCTTTTAAATAGTTCACGACAACAAATTTTATCAATTACTTTACACATGTTATTTATATCTCCATTAAGTTCAAACAACCACTCTTTCTTGTGATACATGTTTGATTTAATCCAGTGTAACTTGACTTCTTTGTTTATTGTAATAGTCTTGTTTTCAAAGTTAATAGCATAACCGTAACCATACTTAACACTTAATCTTCGCGCTATTGCGTAAACTATTTCTTCGTTACGTTCTTCTCTTGCTCTCACATTAATTCTAGTTCCAACTACAACAACTGAATCAATGAATCTATCTAGCTGCATACCAAGAAGATATTCTATTCTTCTAAAATATATTTTCTTAATATGATTACCTTGTCTCTTACCAACTAATCTTCTTACTTGTAAAACATTAAACTTGTTACTACCTTTTGTTCTACTCTCTGCTATAAGTTCGTCAATGTAATCTAGATAACCCATATCAAACTTAACTAACTCAACATTCTCACTCATTGTATGTAAGTAACAATATATATGTTTGTCTAAGTCAAAGTCTCCTAGTTTATTTAACTCGCTTAAATCATCAAGAGTCATTATGTATTTATCTTTCAACATCATGTTGTAAATATATTTGTAAGTATCATAATCATCTCCTGATAATGATATATCTTTTTCTAACTCTTCCATCACTGATGGATAAAACTTAACTAGATTTCTTATCACTAAAATCACCCCCTATAATACCTGATTATAAATATTAGAAAACTTAACGTTATCACACACATTACTCCTACGATTGTTAATGCTAATATTTTAATCATTGTCTTTTACTCTCACTATTATTTTTTCTTTCTGTAAATCTTCTATAAAATCTGGTACATCTCTTGCATATGATTTTTGATACAGTAAGCTTAACGCTACTGCAAGTTCTAACATATCTAATTCTATATGATCTTTGTTTTCTTTACCTTGTATTTCTATCATTGTTAATCTCCTAATTCGCACCAATATATAACGTCAGATTTAGTATCCTCAAAATCTACGAAACCACCATAATCTACCAACTTGTCAACATAGTAGTCAGTATAATCACCTTCTTTAACACGTACCATCACTTTCTTTTCTAAATCTGGTAATGTCCCCTCCAACACCCTGGTATGTTGAACTCCATACCCTAGTTTATATTCAGTTATCTTTTTACTTACATACACTTTATTCCACTTCATTAACACAACACCTCTTTTATTTCTTTTCCGAACTCTTCAATACACGCTTGTGCTATTTTTCTTGTTTTGAAAATTGGTAAGAGTGAGATGTGATTACTCCAATTATATGCATTTATTCCTAGAAAACCTGTTTTAGCATTGTAATACATAACGTACTTGGTATCATAATTACTCCAATCTGGTTCCCAACCTTCGTTTTTTTCTTTCGCATATTGGTGTAATTTAAACAATAGCTTACGTTCTTTTAAATATTGTTCAGCTTCTTCTTTTGTTTTGAAATAACCACCCATTTCAAACATTAGTCTATCTGATGATGCACCACTCCAAAAATATGTCTCACTTATCCCCACTGTATCCTTATTTATAAAATATACCCTTTCTTTATCTTTTGGATAAGTCAGTTCAAACTCTTTCTTTTCATCTTCCAACTTACTGATAAACTCATCTCTTAATAATTTTTGTCTTTCGTCAAATTCTTTTATTAGTTCTTCTTTATTCATCTTTTAATATCTCCTTATAAGTGAAATATTCAATCTCATTTACATTAATTACTTCGCAACTTCCTAAATTTAGAAAATTACCTTCGCTTCTCTTAAAGCATGTGTCAAATAACCAATCTAACTCAACATCACCAATTATTAAATTTAATATCCTACCACTTTTAAATACAATCGTTAAATTAAAATTTACAATTTCGTTCATTTTCAATCCCCCTCTAATCGTCTAATTCTCCGTTATATTGTGGAAATTCCATCCAGTAAATAATATTATCATCAGTGTATTCAAAACCTACTCCGTTATCAAATTCAATCCATCTGTCAGTATATGTATCAACAAAACCTCCCAAACATGATGGAACAGTTACTAACACTTCTTCATTAATTTCTGGCACAGGACCTTCCCACCTAGTTTTATAACTATGTTCTGTTTGTTCCTCTATAGGTAACGGCTTTACCTCTAATTTATTCCACTTCATTAGCACAACACCTCTTTAATTTCGTCTCCAAACTCATCAATGAATTGTTCTGCAATATCACGACTTATAAAACAAGGTATTTTAGAAAATTGATTTAAAGGTGAAAATATATATTCAAAACACTCTATTCGATAATTATATTTTATATTCCATCTTGGTAATAAACGTCCTTTGAAACCTTCTCTGTGTTCTATCGCCCAATCTTTCATTCTTTGTATTAGTTGTCTTTCTCTATCGTAATGTTCAGCTTCTTCTTCAGTTTTGAAAATTAAACCACGTTTATAAATTTTTTCAGCTCCCTTTTTACTGTATACATCCATTAACCACTTTTCTCCTAAATGGTTAAGATAAAGGTAATCTCTATACTTTTCTGTTTCATATGGTTTTTTATCTTCTATTTTTTCAAATATTTGAAATCTAAAATCATTATCTTCTTGTTGTAATCCCTCTTTATTCATTTTATTTCTCCTCTAATCTAACAAACCCATTTTAATTGACATACCAAACTTAGCTATAAATTCTGCTGCTATTTGATGTGTTTTAAAGCAAGGTAACAACCCTATATGATTAATAGTATTTCTTCTAGCAATATAAAAATGTCCAGTGGATGTTGTTAATTCTACACAATACTTATCTTCATTTATATCATTCCAGTTTGGTCTCCAACCTTCATTGTACTCTGCCGCCCAATTTTGTATTTCTACTAAAAATTGTCTGTTTCTATCATATTTCATAGCACTCTTATCTGTTTTAAAAAGTAAACCTCTTTTTAAATAATTTTTAACCGCTATTTCATCTAAGCTAGAAGTAAACCAAATACTTCCATCACTCTTTAAAGCATAAGCTTTTTTAAATATTTCATCTGGTAATTCAATTCTTTTATCTTTAGTCATTACTTCTCTCCTTAATTTATTTTTATGTCTCCTTTAGACCGCCTTTTCTCATTTCATACTTTCTCCATGATTTTATTTCAGTTATACCTAATTTCAACAATTCTTTATTTTCATATTCATTACCTAACACTTCAATACTACTTATATTATTGAAAGGTGCAGAATCTCTTAAACACCATGTTCCATTTATAGACCTTAGTAAAAATTCACATGTGGGTTGGTTATACTTAACTATACAATCCCACCAACCGTTAACTTTTACTATATCCCCCGTATATATGTATCTACCGTTCTTATCTTTGAACCCCGTGTTATCCATAAATTCAACATCAGAAAAATTTAATGTTCCTACAATATTGTTGTTGCTGTTATCAATACCTCTAACAACAATAACTTTATAATCAAAGTCAATCTCTATTACTTCTAGTACTTTCTTGTCCGTTTTACTGTAAACTCTAGGTCTTAACATTTTATTTCTCTCCAACATTTACCAACACATACCATGTTTCAACGTCTTCAATTACTGTATAACCTATCACACGTTCATTATCTTCCAATATTGGTTGGTCGATATCACTGTTGTTAATAAATTCGTTAATGTCGTTTGCTACCATTTCTTTTGTTGTTTCTATTTTTACTACTCTTTTAATCATTGTTAATCTCCTTTTTTTATATGTATTTATTTTTAATTAATTCTAAAATTTTTTCAGAGCTTTCTTTAACATTTGTATAATAACTTTGCATATTAATTGTAGCTCCCGTTAGGTAAGGACTAATTTCTGAAATCTTATTTATATTTATATATACTTTTTCTTCGTCCATATCAGAGGTCAATTCAATAAACGGTGTACCTGCTGTAATGTCTCCAGCTTTATCATCTATTTTATATTTTTGTGTAACTCCGTAATAAATATTTTTTAAATCATTTTTCATCCTTCAACACCTTAATTATCTTTCTCAACGTACTACTTCTTGTTACCGTCAAACCCTTACGTGCTTCACGTATTGTTTTAACATGTAACCCTGTTAACGCTGATAACTCTTTGTTAGTTATTCCTTTCTCTTTCATTAGCTCGTCAATATTAGTTTTCATTTTCTTCTGTTTTCTTTCTTTTACCTATCACATATATTAACTCACTTAAATCAACACATGATCTCATTAATTCTTTATCTTTTAATATGTGTCTATATTTTCTATTTAAAATTAATAATGCTCCTCTAGATATTAGTTTTAAATTATCTATCTCAAAATTAGTTTTATTACCGTCTAGAAATATTACCACTTTACCTTTCGGAACTTTTCTATTGTGATACTGTTCCCATACGTATCTGTGTTTAGATATCCATTTATTTCTTTCTACTTTTATTTCAACTATTCCATCTACACTTGTTCTTTCGGAATACAATTCTCTATAACGTGCTGGTGTATGTCCTTTTTTAAAGCTTGTTCTATTAGCTCCCATATATCCAGTCACACCTTTATTCCAGGGAATATGTCCTTTTTTAAAACTTCCACTATTTCGCATTTTCAATCATCAATGGTAAAGAAGCTCCTCTACCAAATTCATTTTTATATTTTTCTGCCTCTAATGCTAAATCTGCATTAGTTATAATAGTATTCCCTATAGTTGTAATAGTCTTGGCTCTAGCTATTTCTTCTTGTAAACTTTCTCCTTTTAAGTTTTCATCATTAATTCTTTCTAATGCTTCAAATAAATGATTGTTTAGATCTATTAATTTATTTCTTGCCATGTTCTCCTCCTACATCATCAACGTAAATAATAGCTGTTCCACCAATAATACTGATTTCTTTTATTTCTTCGTTCTCTTCTAGTGGAGGTAAATCAATTATTTCTCCTCTTTTATAAGCTTCTATGTAGCTTTCTATTTTATCTTCTGTGGTTTCTATTACATCTACTCTTTTAGCATTTTTAAACATTGACTTTTTATACATTGTTTTCTCCATATTCCTTTCTTATTTCTTTCAATTTATTTTCTAAAACATTCTTTTTATTCTTCCATGCTTTAATACATTCTTCTATAAATGCTATATGCCAACGTGCTTGGTTAAGTGTTTTTTGTAATTCTATTAAATTATTATTCACATCAGAAATTGCTTTTAACATATTATTTTCTGTTTGTTTGAATTTTAAAGATAATTCATCTTCTTTATCATCTTTACTTAAACTTTCATATATTTCTTTTAATCTCTTATAGTTTTTAGATCGTGGCGTTCTTCCTCTTTTCCATGCTAATAAATTCTGTGAATCTACTCCTAGCTCGATTGCTAAAATAGCTTCGCTCCAGTTCATTTTTTCTTTAATAGTTTCAATCATTTCTTTAATAGTTACGACTTTATTCATTTTCTTTAAACTCCTTTACCCTTGTTAAATGTTTGTTAACTTCTTCTACTATTACAGGTTCTATATCTAATCCAGTTTCAACTAAAAGCTGTTCTTTTATCTCACTCATGTCAAATAGTATCTGTCCAACTTCTTTCATTTTTGCATCACTTACTACTTCAAATAATTCTCTAATAGTACGTTCAATTCTTTTAGCACCATAATTATGATTATTTCTTAAGCTCCATGCTAACGCTAAACAAAAGTCACCAATGAAATCTGCTACTTTTAAATTAACTTCTGTATTTAATCTTTTAGTGTAGCTCTCTTCTATTTCATTTATGGTTAAATCTATTGCTTCTCGCTTTGTCAGTTTCTTCTGTCCAGGCTTTGTTATACTGAAATTATTTCTAATGATTTTCTTTTTTCCCATTTTTTATTCTATCCTCTCCAAGAAATCATATTAGTTATTGCTCCATAAATGGATTGTACTCGCTGTTGAAATCATAGAAATCTGTAACATTGCTTGTCTCTGGATATGCTTGTTGATTATTATTACCTTGTTTTTTACTCTCCAAAAAGTTAACTTTATCTGCAATTACTTCTGTAATATATACTGTCTTTCCGTCTTTTCCTTGATAATTCCTTGTAGAAATTCTACCCTCTACACCAATCAAACTTCCTTTGTTTAGAAATCGTGCCATATTCTCCGCTTGTTTTCCATAAGCTGTACAACCTATAAAATCTGCTGGAAACTCTCCTCTTTCATTTTTAAAATTTCTATTAACTGCTAATGTAAAATTAACAGCTGCTTTATTTGATGTAGTGTATCTTAATTCTAAATCTCTTGTTAGTCTTCCTACTAAAACTACGTTATTAATCATTAATTCTTCTCCTTAATTTATATTTTGAATGAATGAGTGAGTGATTAATTTATAATATAAGTATGTATCATATCTTATAAAGTGTTACATCTAGTTAATATCCTCAAACCTTACTGTTATCAGTATTTTAAATATATTGCATTTTTACCTATGTAATGTTTACCTTATTCGTTACATAATGAATTTTATTTTTAAAATGAGGTCTATAATCCACCCCATTTTTTAACTGCTTTACTCATCTCATCACGTTCTATTCCGATATATCTTAATGTAATACTAGGATCATGATGATTGAATAATTTCATAAGTGTTACTACATCCTTACTTTCTTTGTAAAAATGATAACCAAATGTCTTTCTAAAACTATGTGTACCTATGTTCTTTATCCCACACTCTTTAGCACCAGTCTTTAATATCCTGTATGCTTGTGTCCTTGTGATTGGTCTGTTAGAGTTCTTATATCGTGTTGATTTAAACAAGTATTCTTCATCTTCTTTATCCATACAATACTCATCTAAGACACGCTTTAATTTAGGTAATACAACCATCTCTCTTAACTTTCCAGTCTTCATTTCACGCCTTCTTATCTTATCCCTGTTTCTTACATCACCAACCTTTAATCCTAATAAATCACTAATTCTAAAAGCTACATTTATTCCCATGTAGTAAAGTAAGTAATCACGCTCGCTCCTGCTTTTAAAATAATAATTCATTGCATCTAGTTCCTCTTGTGTCCTAAGTGGTTCTACAAACTCCAAATTGATAACCTCCTGTTAGAAATTATCACTAAACATCATTACGTTCTTTTCCTTTTGTTAATTCACTCATCATTTCTTTGTATGCTTCTTCATCTTCATCAGTAACTACTCTTTCATCCTTCGCTTTACTATTACCTGATATCCTATCTTTTAAATAATCTGGAACAGGTACAACGTATTTACCAGGAATATTATTTGTCTTGCCTCCTGTAAATGTTGAAATACTACTCTCGTATTGTTCTTTAGCGTTAAACAGGACTGCTAACATGTAATTCTGATGGTTTGTAGGATACTTAACTTGACTTAATCTAGAAAAAATATAATTAATATGTTCATGCCTTAACTCTGTTAATCTCTCTACTACTTCACTAGCTTTTACACTCTGTTTACCTATGTGAAGCCTTGTATTAGGTGGCATTAAACAAATATCAACAGCGTATTTAATCCACTTGTCTAATTCCTTTTGTTTATTCATGCTGACTCGGGAATACCCAAAGCTGTCTTTGAAATACTGTGTGTTGTATTTCTTTTTAAGACTATTAGTTTTATTGTTTTCATCATTCACTCTCTCATCCATTTGCTCTTTTTTTTCGCTATATATAATATTATTAGAATGAGATGATAAATAATCATTATTAATTATTCTTATATTATTCTTATGTATAGGTTGGCTCATTTTGAGCATTTCAGAATTGCTCATTTTGAGCTTTTGCATTGGTTCATTTTGAGCATTTGCATTTGTTGTATTTGACAACTGCTTTTTATTCTTCTCTTTTTCCAATTTTATATAAAGTTCTTTTACTTTTTCTTTATTAACTCTATACCATTTTGTTCTGTCTGCACCGAACTTGTTATAATCTCCGGTTATCAAAAACTCTTTTTCTATTAGATCCTCAAAGGTTCTTCTAACTGTAGAAAATGATAAGTAATCAAAATCTTCTTCATACCATCTTCTAATAGATTTATAAGTCCAATAATGTCCGTCCTTATACGCCTTTTCATCTCTATTTTTCCGATTTATTTCTATCCAATAATGAACACGCTGCAATACTGTAGCTGGTCTATCTCCAATTTCTCTTGCTAACGTTCTATCAAATACTATTGGCTGTTCGTCAAACAATAACACAAACATCACCTTCTTCTTTTGAAATCTTGCATTTTTGGATTAATTATGATATATTATAGGTAATCGCTGAACGTCTATTTAGACGTTCTTTTCCTTTTTTTATTAATCCTTTTTTCTACGCTATTTAAACAAATAACTTTTTTATTGTTATTAATAATCTTATCTAGTAATTTTTTATTTCTATGAATATCTCCAATTATTTCTAAATCATCATTTATCAATCCTAATTGGGCTGGGATATATTGCTTGAAATCAACTTCAAAAGATCCGTCTTTATATCTCACTATTCCAATATCTTTATCAGTATTTTTAACGATATCTCCGCTAAATATTTCATTTCCTTTTTTGTCTTTTAAATCACTTCCATACATGATAATCACATCATTTTTCTTTACATTGATTGATTGAATATATCTACTTTCATACTTTCTTCCTAATGTGATATAATCACCATACCAACCAATAACTTTATACATTTTTTTATCAACGTATGCTCTGAAATTAGGAATATTCATTAGCTAACACTCCTCTTCTAAATACTTTTGTTTTAATAGTTTAGCTGTGTGAGTGAAATATTCTGCTAGTACTTCAAATAATTCATAACTTTCAAATCCTGTAGGAAATTTTTCTTTAACATAAGGTTCTACCTTTACACCATAATCATTTAGATGCTTTAGCATTTCCATTTGTTTTTCACTAAAACTATTCTTTATTTGTACTTCCAAATCCTCCACCACGCTTATCTCCTTTTAATCTAACTCCATAACTTACTTTAGGCACTTTATAGAAAATACCTTGTCCAATTCTTTCGCCTTTTTTAATTGTTAAATGTTTGTTTGTTAAATTGTTAAACTCTAATAATATATGTCCTTCGTTTTTAGAGTTGTTGTAATAGTCTGAATCTACAACCCCTACACCGTTACTCATTATTAGACCACGATTAACTGGTAAGCTACTTCTAGCAAATATTAATAGACATTCATTCTTTGGCATAAATGCTTTTAATCCAGTAGGTACTAAAGTTGCTTCACCTTTAAATCTAAATGCAGGGATCACAATTTCTTGACTAGCTATGAAATCTACTCCCGCACTATGAATTGTAGATTTAATAGGTAATTCACCGTTCATATCGTCTATTAATTCAAATCCTCTTCTACAGAATAATTTTTTTAACTTGTTCATACATTCCTCCTAAAAATATTTTTTACTGAAATCTTTATCAAAGATTCCTTGAATTAAAAAACCAAATCCAGTAGAAAATCCTGCAATCTGTCTCCAATCGATATTTGTTAAAGTAAGGAAACATACACTTACTACAGCGATTGTCCAATATATAATGTGTAATTTATCTTTTTTAATTTTTAGTTTCATTGCCATACTCCTTTAAATAATTCTACTTTGTTAATTAAATTGCTATCCTGGAAATAATCTCTCCAAGCTAGATAGTGAACAAAAGCTTTAATTTCTATCCCATTACATTCTTTTAAATAAGTTTCTCTAGGGTAATAATCTTGTTCCCATAGTTTTATAAATTCATCTTTATACTTATTAAATTTTGTAGTCCCAATGTTAGGGAAGATTTTAGAAGCTCGTTCTGGATTTAACCATATTGTCTCTAACATTTTATACCTCCTATTTAATATTTAAGAAAGCATTTATTTTGTTTATTACCTTCTGTGATCCCTTGCCATAATTTAGTAAATCTGAAATCACGGGTTTTGAAACTCCAATACCATGTGCTAACTTAGTTCTTGTTAAATTTTTTCTCGCTAGTTCAACCCTAACTTTACAAATCCACTCTTGTAACTCTGGTGTCATTGACAAGCTCCTTTCTTTTTCAAAGATAGTAAGTTAACAAATTTAGCTAATTTTCATTGACATTTCTTAACATATTTGATAATATATAGGTATGTTAAAGACACTAACAAATAATTGTTAAATTCACTTTGGCAGGCGTTTTTAAAATCAATTAGTTTAGTTAGTTTGTTAACAAATTTATTAACTTACAATAATAATTTTAGCATATATGTTAAATATAGTCAATAGATTTTTAGCATATTTGTTAAGAAATATTTTGTAAGGCTTAGAAAGGTTGTTATACCAATGCTTTATGAAAGGTTAAAATATTTAGCAAATCAAAGAAAAGTATCGTTTAATCAAATTGAAGAAGCTGTAGGTTTTCCAAAAAATACATTATATAGATGGAATAATATTAAACCTTCAATAGATAAAATCACAATAGTAGCAGATTATTTTAACGTTACTACTGACTATCTATTAGGTAGAGAAAATAAAGAATACCCTACTATGTTCAGAATTAATACTGAAGGTTTTTCAAAAGAAGATGCTGAAGAGATGTTAAATGAATTACAAAGATATCAAAATATGTATCGTTTAATGTTATTAGAGCGTAAGAAAAAGGAGAGTGAATAGATGTTCAATATCGCACATTCTGAGTATTATAGGATAAAAGATGAAATATATCCTTTTATTTCTCAGGTTGCAAAACATTATAATAAACCAATATCACATATCAGACATTATGATATTAGTGAGTATTGTGAAAACAATATGAATGTAATTATCAAATATCCTAAATTCAATAAACTAATGGTTGATGGTTTCGCAGATAAGTTAGATGATTATTTTATAATTACCATTAACAATCAAGGAATACGACAAAGAAAAGTGTTTACTTTAATGCACGAAATAACACATTGTTTATTGCATTTTAAAGATACCCCTAGACATTTTTCTTCTGATGTAGATAGACACACACAACACGAAATAGAAGCTAATGTAGGTGCTAGTCTATTACTTATTAATGATGAAGCATTAGAAGAATGTCTATATAGAAAATATTCGTTTGGTAGAATGTTAAATACTTTCGGGTGTAGCAAAAACGCATTACGTACTAGACTAATAAATTACTATCAATATAATTTATTTATAGATAATTGCGACGCTAAAAAAATAGTATTTAACTTTGGTAAGGGAAATGTTAAACAGTTCTTTACATTATTTGAAAATCATAAATCAATAGAACATTTAGCAGCAATGCAATTACAATACGAGAGTTACTGTTAATTGACAGGAGGGAAATTATTATGAAGAAATTAATTAAAATTCTTGTAGTATCTACAATATTATTAACTGGTTGTAGCTCAACTAAAGCTGAAGCACCAAAAGAGATGACGACTGAACAAAAACAAGCTGAGAGAATTTCTCGCATATTAGATCCTGGAAAAATAGCAGTCGAAACTGACGGGGTTTATAAAATGGAAATGACTGTTGTCGATTTTAATTACATAACTCAACGACAATTCCATGATTTTGTCGCTAAACAAAGGGAGAGAGGTAAATTCAAAGTGTTAGTAGTTTATTTAGATAACGGTTTTAATATTATGGTTGATAATGGCGATTTGTTAATTTATAATATGAAATTAAACGGTACAATCTTAAAAGCAGCTTATTTCAACTACAACCCAGAAAGCGGGCTTTATATTCACGACAAAACGAACAAAGCATTAGAAGTCAATAAAAATGTAACCCGTCCTAACTATTTTGAGTAAATAAAAAGCGTGTTATTTTCATGTTGATGTTATATTTAAAAATCAACTTAAGCTTGTTATAAAAGCTTTTCATGTATATTTTTTCGCGTGATTTTCGCGTGAATTTCATGTTGTTAAATTAAATCAAATTAAAAAAACTCACACCCCCGCCAAGAGTTGTGAGTTTATCAACCAGTAAGTCCATTTTGAGTATTATTATATCGTCACATAACAATATTACTCTCAAAATTACTTAAGATGTGGAGCGAACCTCGCTCATTAATTTAATTATATCACACATCTTACTATTAATAAAGAAAGGATGTGTTAGTATGTGGGTAGTTAAAAAACCTAACGGAAAATATATGTATCGTACCCGAGTTAAAGATGTTAGGGGTAAAATGAAATCAATTAGCATTACGCTAGAAAATAAAAACCAACGATTAGCTACTGAAATATTAAGAAAAAAGAAACTTAAAGAAGAAACATTTGTAGACCTCCGAATTACGTTTTTTACAGCTTTAGAAATGTATTTAGAAAGAGTTAAAGATGAAATAAAAGTTAGTACATATAAACTCTATGAAAGTAGAATTAGTAAGACAAAGAGAACTAATTTCGATACGCCGTTATTAAATGTTAACTCTCTTTATTTAGATACTCTAGTCAAAAAAATAGCTACTACAAATAATAGCTATAATATTTATTTAAAGTTCTTTAAACGAGTTCTTAGAATGATGTATAAACTGGACTACATAGAAAATATAATGTGGTTAGATAAACTTGATTTAAAGGAACATAAAGTTAACTATGATGGAAAATACTTCGAAAAAGAAGAAATAGAAGTGATATTAAAAGAAGTTGAGAACAATCAGTATTATCATGATATGATAAACTTTATGATTAATTCCGGACTAAGGATTGGAGAAACACTAGCACTTACAGAAGATGATATATTGGATAATGGAACACTTAATGTTGATAAGAATATAGATCACTATAAAAATATATCTTCTCCAAAAACTTATGACTCTAAGCGTGTTATATCATTAAATAAAAAGTGTCAAGAGATCCTTAGAAATAGAGTTGAGATGAATAAAGTAAAGGCTGATATGCACAGTTATTACACAAATAATGGAATACTCTTCCCTAAAGCTAATGGAGATTATAACTCATACAGTGCAGTTAGTAAATGGACTCGTGATAATATTCACTCTGTTAAATTCACATTTCATAAGACACGCCATACACATGCTAGTTTATGTATGGATGCAGAAATCCCACTAGAATTAATATCCGCTCGTCTAGGACACAAAGGAACAGAGATTACAAGAGCTGTGTATATTCACAAAACTAAAAAAGCAAAACAAAAAGAATTAGATGTATTCAGAGATATAGAATTTTAAAAAAGGCAGTTTAAACAACTGCCTTAATTTTTTGTATATATTTCTATGAATTTCAATGTAAAAAATATTATTGCTCACTAACTGCTCACTAAGTCTGTTTATTTAAATAGAAAGACTATTGCATCAATATTTATAGAGGTTATTCCATAAACCCTTTCATTATATTACTAACATTTTATATAATGTTATGTAATGTCAAATGATTGATTTAATAGTGTTTTTCATTATTTATATTCTCATATAACATCATATAAATTTAACTTAAGTCCATTTTTTGCTCACTTAAATTTTAAAATTAATCACAGAGAATATCTCCTCTTCTTATTTCTACTACATCAGATATATTCACATCTTCTGTGCTATCTTGACTTTCATATATTAAAGAAAATACATTGTTTGCGTCATCTTCTATTACTCTTACATAGTAAGTAAAGTTATCTTTAGAAACCATATACTCTAGTTCAAAAACTTCTATAAATTTTTGAATAGTCTTAAAATATTCTAAACTATCAAATTGTTCTTGAAAATCTTTGAAATCTTCAACATCTTCTGTGTAGATTCCTTGATTATCTTTTTGTATATCGTTATTTCTTAATAGAAAATTTTCCATTCTTAAATTGTTAAAACTGTTTAAATAATATCTTTTCATCTCTTCCACCTCTGGCTTATTTTAACATAAATTCACAAAATAAAAAAGAGGTAGTTTTATTTCTACCTCCAATGACTAATCATTTCTAGCTTTTCTTTCTTTTAATAATTCTTCGAACTCAGGGATATCCTCACGTTCCATAGTTTTTATGAAATTTCTAGCTGTAGATCTCTTGTTAATATATCTTTTTCTTTCTCTATTGTTGTCATCCCACTTTTTATTACCTCTTAATTTTGCTTCTGATAATTTACCCATGTTATCGCTCCTAAATATTTTTTATAATTATATCAGAATTAATCAGAATCAACAACCCATGATTTTGAAAAAGATTTATCTTTAAATAATGAAGCTAATCCGCTTAATTGTTTTAACCTTAACAGTTCATCTGCATCCATTCCGATATGTCGCATTATCCACGTATCAGAGCAACCACTCTCTACTAATTCGGAAACGATATTTGTCATAAGTTCTACATCATGACTACCTCTAGCTCTGTTATGTCTAATAGTTGAAGCCATTCTATCGCTAATAGGTTTATCAATAACAGATACAGGTAAGCAGCCGTTTTCTCTTTCAAATATATCTTTATGCTTTTTCATAACAGTATATCTATGAAATCCGTCTACTATCTCATATCTATCTTCATTTTCTAAATAGTAACAAACTATAGGCATTGTGTAACCATCTTCTAATATAGACTTATATAATAGCTTCATTTCTGGTGGTGCTACATGGTTTGGATTGTAGCTGTTGGCTTGTATTTTTTCAATAGGTATTGCCTTAATATTATATACTGGACTACAAAATTGTTTCATATTTTTTCATTGTCTCCTTTCTTCTTTTAAGCTGTTCTTTGCTTATTCCAAAAGATAAACTTTTACAGAAGTAATCATTTTTAATAATACACATTGCCATTCTTTTCCATGTTAGAACATCTTGCTTGCTGTCTAACTCTGGAATAGTGTCAACCACATGTTTAAATCTAATTATTTCTTTATCTTTATTTCCTCTATTACTTATTTCTCCTGTTTGAAATACTGCGTCTTTATAATTTATGTTTAATATATCTATATCTTCTTTTCTCATTCCTGAACCTTTTTCGGTCCACCATTTTATAAACTTATCAAACTTTTCTCTATAGTGGTTACTTGCTGTTTCTGGTAAAGTATCTAATAGAAAGTATGTGAAACTTTCCCATGTATGACCTTTTGGCAATTTATAATTTGCTGTATTGATTGATGAATTAGCATATATATTACCAAAATTTGCACCAGCTACCCTACCTACAATTTTTACCCATGTTTTAGGCTCAATTATTTTAAACATATTTAATCCTGCTTTTGCTGTATCTCCAAAAGGTTCATCAATTCTCATACTATGAATTGATACACCCGCTTTATACATTAAGTCATAGAATTTATTATACTCATTACCAGTTTTGCCATAATAAACCCATATATCCTCTGTTGTCCAATCATACACAGGATAGAAATTAAACACATTCTTATCTACTTTTGTAGAGTACATTGTGTCTTTATACCTAGTTTTATTTTGATTAGTTAAAGCACGCCATCTATTTAAACTCTCTTGTGTTCTGATACCAATTATACAAGCTGTTTTTTCTCCTTTGCCGAACCAATTACCAAACTTTGCTACAAAGTCTTCAAATGTCATTTTATATTTGTAATAATCAATAGTGTTATTGTCTACATTTATAACATAATCCATTGTTGGCATTTCCCTTACCCATATATCTTTCTTTTCGGTTTCCCACCAGCTCCATGTCATCTCATCATAAGATAAGCTGTTGTCAGTTTCCATAGGTAAACACACCCAGTAAGGTATAATTACATCTTTATATTTATCTATCATACTTTTTGCGTAGTCAATAGTCATTTGGTAATGTGCTTCTATATCGATAAATAACACACCTATTTTTCTATTTCTTCGTTGTGCTTCTTCACACATTAAATGCATACAAACTCCACTATCTTTTCCACCGGAGAAAGAAACGTATATATTTTCAAACTCATCAAATATATATTTAACTCTTTCTTGTGCTGCTTCATATACATTTAAATCACAATACTTCTTCAAAATAGATTCCTCCTTGTTCTATCT